GGTACGACGTGCTATTCTGATTCGTGGATTGTCCATGCAGTATTTATAGTAGACAAGGTCGCAGGTGGTGATTTGTGGCCCCGGTCTTTAAAATGGGGTGGGTGGCTCATCGCACTTACTATGCATTACCATATCTCCGTTTTTTTTTGGCCACCCTTACCACCACCACGCCCCACCGTGCCCCAGATTGAGCCAGAATCACCCCCACGGTACCAGCCACCATATCAACCAGCCCAACCACTCTAAATGGTAAGAATGGTCCCAATGGTGAGCCAGGGTAGCACACAATAGGCATAGAGGCTTTACCAGATTTGGTCATTTGGTCAGTTTGGTCAGCCAGGATAGCGGCCACCATACCAGCCAGATTTACCATCACGAATGGTTGAAATGGTGTGAATGGTTGGCCCAGGATTGAAACGGTTATGATGGAAAATGGTAAAACGGGCTTAAAGCGGTGTTGAATCAATCACTCAATGAGGCTGTAAGGATTATATAGACGGCCCGTCGTAGTAGCCATATGAAGCCCATAGTATCTATGGCTCCCTTACCAACTTTACCATAAAAAATGATTGACTTCGTGATTATCGTGTGCTACAATGTAGAAGTTATAACACAAACCAGAAGGAACACACAATGAATACACCGCAAATAGACGCAATGACTAAAATCATAGAAGCAATGACTGCTGATGTAAAAGCAATAAATGAACAAATAAAAGCAAACACTAAAATAATAAAAGCAACAACTGAACGAATAAAAGCAACAAATGAAAAAATGAAAGCAACAACCCGTATATTGAATAACACAAATGATATATTGAATAACACTAATGTATGGAGCAAACAATGATTGATTTAATCGTATTAGGCATCACAATGATCGCGGTGATCACGGGGTTATGGTTATGGCTACAATAGCACAACAGCAACGGTTGATCACAGCATTAAGTTATGATAGAGTCATACCCGTACGACTAAATGGGGCACTCATAGATGACTATTGGCAACCGCATTTTAGTGATGATAACGGGGGTCAAGCGGTTAAAGCAGAAATAGAACTTATGATTGAAAACGCAATAGAACAACAAATAGAACCATACGGTCTTACCATACGGGATTTACCAGATTGGCAACAGCACATAATCTGTGATATGGTACCAGAGATGACTATTGGGAGTCGCATATTGATTCAACTACGATATGAACGGAATGACTAAATTAGCACAAAAACAACACTTAATAGATTTACTACGCTACGATCGTGTGATTAAAATACGCTGTGATCAAGCAGATATAGACGAATGGTGGGCTAATCACGATAAATCACAAGACGCGGGCTGGGATACAGATCGTGAATACTACGAGGAACAAGCAGATGAAATATTTGACCGTATCTATGACGATACGCATATGGCACTACAACAGCACGATTTATCGCTCGCAGATATAGACGAATGGTTTGAATTGATAGTAGTAAATCAAGTACCCCAGATCGTCTATGATGATCGCATCTTAATTGAGGTAGAATATTATTGACTTTGACCCTAAAAGTATGCTATATTTTACAATGAGTATAAATACAAATGTTATAACACAAACTAATAAGGAGCACAAATGACGAACACAAATCAACGACTCGCACGATTAGCAGAATTATATGATGATCGTGATTTACTACGATTAGCCAAACTGCTATACCGTAAGGCTGTATGGGATGGCCATATAACTGAACCCAACTTTGAAACATTTAAAACCAGAATATGGAGCGAATATGAACAAAACAACATTAGCAGATAAAACCAGATTGATGGCCAGGCTGGGAGGCTTACCCCCAGGCACTCGTATGATTGAATACACTCACAGATACACAAAAACATACACGAATCACTACTACAAACTCATACACGATCAAGATCAAGTCAGCGTATTGGGTGATGACGACGACGACCAAGAGGTGGCCTTACACGCATTGATAGATCAACTCACAGAAGAAGGTAGAACAGAACTCACAACTGAAGATGTAGATTATGGTGATGCTAACATAACACCAGAAGCCGCGACTCTATATGAATACTTAAGTGATCAACAGCAGGAGTCATATGATTCTTATGAAATTAACGAATCGTTTGATGGCTGTGAGTTAATAAACAACGATGTAATGTATAACGCTCGCGACCCGAATCATCAACGCTGTGTAGATGACTACATTAAACAGGAATTAGATAACACAACACAAAACAAAAATGGAGCACAACAATGATAGAACCATACACAATAACACACCAGCATCAAGACGGTAGATGGGTTAAGGAACATATTGACCAATTGGGAAGCATCGAATACACCAGCAACTTTGATCACGAGGCTATGCTACGGGATCATCGTCTATGGGAGATACTCGGCTGTAGTGAAATCAAGCATTGGGGCAATTTAGATCGCTACTACAAGAGATACCCAGAACTATACAGGTCAGAGATCATCTATCTATACCAGCAATGGAGGGACTTCGTACAGGAAGGTTATACGATGGCAGGCTTTAAAGAATGGTTGGAATACGAAATCAACGATGATGATAGTAATCTTAATAACCAAAGGGATGAAGCAAGGGATGAAGCAGAAGCGACGCTGTATGATAACATCAACGAGTGTCTAGAATTGGCAGATTTTAATTGACTTTAACTCTAAAACCATGCTATAATCGAGAATGAGTATAAATACACAAGTTATAACACAAAACAAATATGGAGCACAACAATGAAAAGAAACGACCTAACACCGGCACGCATCGCAGTGGGTCTATACCTAAAAAGGCAAATAGACGCATTGGAAAACGATTATGTGGCTGACGACTTAACTGACTTTGCTAAACAATTAGCACAGCAAGTGGCACAAGATCTATTGGAAGGTGTGGTAGATGTAAAAACCAACACACCCGCAGTCATAGAAGTTATCGCACCCGCAACTACGATGGAAGAAAAACCGAAGGAAGAAAAACCGAAGGAAGAAAAACCGCGGGAAGATCAACCCGTCGCTGTAGAATCTAAACCAAAGGAGATTAAACCAGATTTTACAGCGATGCTTAAACCTAAACAGAAGGAGCCAGTATGCTGATAACAAAATATAGACCGCAAACCATGACTGATTATATTTTTAGTAGCCAGGAGCAACTGAATCTATACAACGAAATCAAGCGTAATAATCAAGTACCCCATCTGATATTGTATGGGCCCCCGGGCACAGGTAAAACGACTTTTTTTGAAGTTATTTTTAACGCATTGGGTATTAGCCAAGAATGTGGAAATCTATTGAAAGTCGATACAGCGGATGATGGTAAAAATGTAAAAGACTTCAAGCGTCTATTGAGTACATTTATAGATGGCCCAGCCGCATGGTTTGTTTGCAACACCAACTACACTCGTCAAGTAGTATTTTTAGACGAGGCTGACCAGATGGTACCAAATGTACAGCAATGGTTAAAAAGCAACATAGAAGCAACACAGCATAGAGTAAGTTATGTGATGACTACTAATCATATAAAAAACATAGATGATGCTGTGAAAAGACGATGTAGAACGCTTAACATAGCATCGCATCACTCCGAAATCATAGACGCAAAACTACGATGGGTAGCGGAGCAAGAGTCAATCAAGATCACCGATGATGAAATTGAATTGATCACAAATAGATGTGGTAGCAACATAGCACAAGCCATGAATGATTTAGATGATCATAGAATGAAAGTGATGTGCTGATATGAAAGAAAATCGTTATACCCAGATGCTTACTAACCAAAACGACCAGTATGTGAGCAAGGGTGATTATGTGAGATGGGTCTTCAATGACCCATCTATCTCCGATAGCACTGCCGCAGTATGGATGGCCATCGCAAATTCCAACGATGTACGGGCTATGAAACGCTGTAAAAAAGATATACGAGCACGACTAATAGTACTGAATGAGCGTGAATCTCGCGATGATGGCTTTGAAGCATACAGAATAAAACGACTACACTCTAAATAATCAATCAACCAAACTGACCAAATAGACCAAATTCCCTTACCATTACCACGGTACCTTATTGACCAACATCGGACGGTAGCAGTGACCAACACCGGACGGTGAGTAGATCTCTACCAAATCTACCAAATCTACCTTATCTACCAAGTGTGTATGGTGTATACTAACTGTATGATCACAACCAGTGCTAGTTCTACGGCCAGTATGGTGTGATAGATGTGCCATATAATCGGTCTTGCGGGTTTGCGTTTCATTGTGTCCATACCACTAGGCTGTACCTAGTGCCTTTTGTTATGGGTTCTACCTGATGTGGGAAACAGAGTGCAGAAGGGAATACCACAGCATCACCCGGTTCAGTCATAGGGGGTGCATATCTGCCCTGCCAAAAACTTAATCTACCACCCTCGTACTGATCGTTCAATTGTATGATGATGGATAGAGTACGCGGAGCACCTGAATAGTGATCTGTGTGCTCTCGAAACTTGTGCCCGGGTTGATAACGCATGATCTGTACACCAGTCAGTGTGTGCGACTGATGGTAGAAAGGATAAGTTTCCCATATGTGGGTCAATCCCATTCGTATGGCTTCCCAATTAGGAGCACGATTCTCATTGATCATGGTGTAATGACAGGTACGATGATCAGTTACAGCATTCGTATCATGTCCGGTGGCTGATTCACCCACGCACCAACCATCCCACGGGTTATCTGATTCAGGCAATGTGGGCAACCACAGCATCAATTGTTTACAGGTATCTGTGCTCAATAGATTCTTATAGGTCACCACGTAGTCTTGACAGCGTAGCGAATTGGCTGTCTGCATTATCTACCCTGTCGTTCTAATCGGTCCAATGTCTCGTAAAGTGCATATAACTTTTGCATATGTACTTCGTTGATAGGATCACCTGGAGGCAGTTTAAATTTAGGATCTGCTCGCATATCTCTGATCTGTTCTCGTACAGAGTTGATATCTTGTGTGGGTGCCGCACGAGTGTTAGAGATAGGGTTAGGCATTCTATTGCCTTCCATTAAGGATTCGAGAAACTGAATACCTTCTGCTGTGTCTATGAGCGGCATATTTAATACACGCTCTGGTAGTGTACCAGCATACTTTCTCACTGCTTCTAATCGTGATTGATAGTCTGTGCCCCATGATTGTTTCAGCGTCTGTGATTCTGCTTGAATATCTGCTACTGGTGCTGTCTGTATTTGTGATTGTATTTTTTGCAACTGATCAGCATACAGAGCCAACATCTGTTTGGCTTGATCTTGATTCAATCCTGCACTTCGAAATGCGGCAGATAGATTTAATTCTTTGTCCATTTCTGGTGTGATATCTTCCAGTCCAAAGTCTTTTGCAAATTGCCAGTCGTATCGATCAGGCACTTTGGTAGTCATTTTCTTTTCTAATTCAGCATATGACTTCGCTAAATCTTCTGGTGTTTTAAATTTTTCAGGCAACCATTCTGGTCTTGTGTCTGCAGTCTCGGGTGCAGTGTCTTCTGCTGTGGGTACTGTATCTACCAGTGGTTGTTCTGCTTGAGCAGTGTCAATCAAATGATTTCTATCTGCTGTGACGGTGCCTTGATCTGCTGTGGTCGCGGCTGGTGTGGTTGTGTTTGGTTCCATTATACTAAATGCTCCTTGTCATTGTTGGGGTTAGATATGCTCTTTTCACTGCACATATTCTTAATTCTACGCAGTAGATGTTGCTGGGCCACGATGTACACCGCAGAGTAGGGATTAGGAGAATCAGATGTTATACGAGTTTGATTGATAATCCTGTCCAAATCAGCCAGCACTGCTTGACCAGCGGGTGATTCAAATACCTGACGATAGAATTGTTGAAGTTGTTGAGTGCTACGAGTCATATTCTTTTCTTTTGTTTTAGTTTATGTTCGTAGATATTTATCTAATCGATTATGGAGCGGTAGGAGTTTGAGCCTGTTGTTGTTGTAACTGTAGAGCCAACTGTTGTAACTGCTGACCTTGTTGCTGTTGTGCTACTTGTTCTAATTCTTCTTGTACTTCAGATTCTGATTTGATCACTTCTGGAGACATATCTCCATCTCTTAAAATTTTACGAGCCATCTTCTGTAGATCCACGTTTCTAATTGCGTCTGGTCCCAGTGCTGATACCTGTTGTAGTATCTGTAAATCTCTGGTAATTTCAGTAAGAGCGATACCTCTTTTAACTGCTGAATTTACTGTGAGTTCTAACAATTGCTCACCGGCTTCAATCTGTGGTACCTCTCCTCTTTTTTGTAATCGCACAATAAGATTTGTTATGATAGGTCTTAAGAATTCTTGCTCTAATCGTAGGCCATACGGTCCAATCTTTTGAAAGAAAGCCGCTTGTCTGATCTGTACTTCTGCCGCTGTTTGATATGTGGGTCTGTCTGGTGGTAGAATAACATCGTTGAATAGCATGGATCTAATCATCGCTCTGTGCTGTTGAATAGTGTTCTCTGTGATGTTTACGTTGCCAGCAAATGGTATGGCCTGTAGTGGTTGATCCACTGTGACCACATCACCTGGTCTTAATTTCATATTGCCAAAATTAACTGCTGTGTCTGATGATACTTGCCAAGCACCCAGTGATAGGTAAGCCGCTGATTGCATGAATAACATCTGTGCTTCGTTGATAACTCTGATGTGTGGTAGTGCCATACGCACAGGTGACTCCCCCCAAATATCTCCCACAGTTTTACCAAATCTGAATACAGTAAACATCTGTACCGGCATTTTCTTTTCTTCTAATATGTCTCCATCCTCGCTCAATTGTACCACATAACTGTAGTCTTTTGCGTTGGGTTTACGGAAACAACTCTCTAAAATTTTGTGTGTTTTGTAAGGATCTTTTTGACAGGTATCTCGCATAGAATCTGATAATTTAGATCCG